CCACAATCAGTCCGAAAGACGAACGGACGTGGCGCGATGCTCTGATTCTTCAGGGCATTCTAACTGAAGACCTCACCCTCTGTGACCCTTCCTCGGCAACAGCCGAGAAGTGGTGCAAAACCGCTTCTCAGCTTGACATTGCCGAAGTTATGGGAGCGTTAAAAGCACTGGACGGCCTACTGTGTTCACACGTAGGTAGCCCGTACTATTTCACGCTTGCTGACTGTAAACGTCAGCTCAATCCCATATGTGGAAAATGGAGAAAGATCGTTAAACCGATCTATCCGTTGTTGCTTCGTTTCGAAGCAACGGGTTCTACAAAGGACTTCCGAGTTCTCCATCAGTGGCTGACATTCCTGTCGCATATATCCTTAGACAGTATTAACTGCGATAAGGACATCGACAAGTTTGTCGACACTGACAAGTCGACTGAAGTTCTTGATTGGTCGATCCCGCGTGCGATGAACGACATTGCCAAGCGTTGGCTTGATGGGTTTACTATAACCCGTCGACCTTGCCACGGTAATGGCGCCACGTATGAGGGGTCCTCCAAGCAAGTTCTTCTCAAGTGGAAGTCTATCTCTACGGACAGTATGCTCCGATATGTCTTCGCCCGCCAGGGCCTTGACATACAGGAATACGTACCGTTCGATAAAGACGGACTCAACCGTACTTCGAAGCTACAACTAGTTCCGAAGACGGTTCTTAAGAAGCGGACGATCTGCATGGAGCCTGCATCACTGCAGTACTTCCAGCAAATGGTCTTCCGTAGTCTTATGGACCACTTTGAGCATAACCCCGAGATTAGACGCCACATCACTTTACGTGATCCTGGTCATAATCGCGAGTTATGCAAGCAGGGTAGCTACTTTGGTAGTTACTCTACTATCGACTTGAGTGCTGCATCTGATACAGTGCTCTGGTCCCTCGTGAAGCGGGTATTCGCAAACACACCTCTTCTTCCTTGGCTCTACGCCACGCGATCGCGTAACGTGGAATTACCAAGTGGGGAACGTGTGACTTTGAGGAAATTTGCAACCATGGGTTCAGCGTTATGCTTTCCCGTGGAATGCCTAGTTTTCTCATTAGTATGCGAATACACGGTGGGTTCCTCGCCGGGTACACGTGGTAATTCTCATTACCATGTGTACGGGGATGACATTGTCATCGAAACTCGTTTCGTTGACGCTCTCATCCACAACTTGACGGCTCTCGGTTTCCAAGTGAACCGTGATAAGAGTTTTACGGATTGTTCCGTGAACACCTATCGCGAGTCATGTGGTGCCGAATACCGCGGAGGTGACTATGTCACGCCGTGGAAGCTGTCACGTTGGTTTCGTGGTACGTATGTCACGTGTCACGAACCCGAGGGCATACCGCGTATGGTTGACGCCATTAACATGGCGCGCCGTTACGGGTATATGGGTGTTCGGCGGTGGCTTCATGCCGCTGTCTACAAACTTCCCAAGTATGCGCAGCCTACTTATACGTTGTCTGATGACGACCTAGTAGTTCAATCGCTACTAGACGCATATCAACCAACTATAGGTATCCACACGTACTATCCTAACTCATTCGTTAGGTTCAACCGTGACTACCAACGCCCTGAAATCAGGAACGTTGGAGTAACGGAGGGAAAAGTTGTGCCAAAGGACGATCCCGAATACGAAAGTATCCGGTTGTTCGATTGGTACAATTCTTGTAGCGAAGCTGGCAAGCTCCGCGAACCCCGTGTCCTCGCCGACTTGGGGTCCAAGAGGGTAAAAACCTCTTGGTCCCCACTGTAACGACGGCGGGAAACCGCCGCCGTTCCGCCGGGTAACCGGTGGAGAAGGA